GTTTGAAAATCAAAGACTTAGCGGTAACCAGGGCTGGTTCCCGTTTGGTTACCGTGGTTCCCGATGGTTCCCGGCGAGTGGGCACAAAAAAGCCCGCCGAAGCGGGCCTGTTTTAGAGCAGGAACACCCTGCTCCCGCCGTCCACCCGGCGCACGGTGACCTTCACGCCAGATGCTTTCATGTACCGTTGCGCAGCGACCTTGACGGCCCCGTTCGACATGTCCAGTGCCGGCACTAGAAACGAGTCGCCTGGATCGCGCAGATGCTCAAATGGCAGCTTGCGCGTCGCTACATGCTTGAGCGGCGGAAGCGGGATGTTCTTTTCGATTTCGTACATAGCTACTCCTTCGGTTATGGCAGAAACCAAAGAGTAACGTCACGAATAACTCGGCCCAAACCTCCCGCCTCATCACGGCAGGTCACGCCGCACCCCAACACTTCCCGCGTTGTCTGTGCGCTACACAACTTATTTGTACAATTACTTGGATATGAGCAAAAAACCGATGATATACTTGCTCAAATTCAAAAGGGGGTGCGATGGGGATCGTCCAATACTTCGAACGGGAGGAGCTGCCGGGCGTGCAGCACTTCCGGTGCGACAAGCTCATGGCAACGCTGGCAGTGCGCAGCTGCGCGGACATGTGGCGCAAGGCCAACCATGACAACGTGGAGCGGCTGGCACGGTGCAAGACGTGCCCGCTGGGGGCTGCGCATGCCGGCGAGACCGCGGCCAGCATGAGCCCGTTCATGGGCGCGACGGTCTGCGCCAGGTGCCAGCGCACCGCGACGCGGCTGATCGGCAAGCACCTGGACGTGAGCTGCTACAACCGGCAGCTCGAGTACATCAAGGGCAAGAACGCGAAGGGCAGCCAGCCGACCAAGATGCGGCCCCTGGCGCGTCGGACGATCCGCTACTTCGCGGCGGACGATCCGACCGTGCTGACGATCGACCACACCGCCAACACCGAGGAGATGATGGTGGCCGCCCTGCGCGACAGCAAGAAACAGGTCACGTTCGCGTTCTACGGCATGCCGCGCGGCATCGCGCAGGAGAGATTATTTTGAGCTCTGTGACTGCCAAGCAAGACGAGCGCCCGTTGCGCTGGGAGCTTTCTGATCATTGCTGTCGCGTGTGCTTCGGCCGCGTCCTCCAGCGCACGACGTTCGACCATCGCAAAGTGTACCGCTGCAGCAACTGCGAGACAGAGGCCGAGGGCACCGGCGCACACGTGCTGTGCTGCTGCGGGATGAAGGTGCGCGGGAAGATCGACGCCGGGATCCGGTGCGTCCCGAACCCCAGGCGCACGCCGGAGAACCCGGCCCGTGTGGTGGCGCAGCAACTTTCCCCGGCCGAGACTGTTCGATAGGTAATTAATCATATACAATACAGGCACCAGATCAGAAGTCAGGGCGTCAAGTGTGGTAAGCGGCTGACGATACTGGGATTTTTCCATCACCAATAAATTTTCGGGCGCTCTTAGGGCGCGATACTATGAAAATTCAAAAACAATACGACATTGCGATCCTTCCGCGTCAGACCATCGAGCTGCCCGTTGGAGCGGAATTGCTTTCCGTCGAATGCAAGCGCGAAGCAATGGCAGACGGCATCGAGCGCGTCTCCCTGCAAATGTCGGCGTCCGTTGACCCTGCTCAGCCTACCGAACAGCGCGAATTCGCGGTCTATAGCGGCCCTATCAGCCATCCGCCTAAGAGCCGGCATGCCGGCACCGTTACGCCGCCGGAAGCACCTATGACCTGGCACGTATTTGACCTCGGCGTGAAAGGCGGTACCGCATGAAACGACTTTACCTCTGCGGCCCGATGTCCGATTTGCCGGACCTCAACATTCCAGCATTCAACTCGGAAGCCGGGCGCCTGCGCGCGTTGGGTTATGACGTGGTGAATCCGGCCGAGCTCAACGCACCTGATACGCCATGGGCACAATGCATGCGCACCGACATCCGCATGTTGCTGCTGTGCGACGCGATTGCGCTGCTGCCGGGGTGGGAGAAGTCGCGCGGGGCGAACCTTGAATGGCTGATTGCGACCGAACTCGGCATGCCGGTCTATGACAGCGTCCTGCTGATTGGTGAATCTGACGACGGTGCCGTGCTCCCAACCGGCGACAGCATGGTGTTGCGCGCGCGCCACTGGGCCAATACGGCGGCCGGGCTGCAAGCGGCCCATGCCGAAAGCAAGGCCGAAGCCCGCCGTGCGCACGCTCTCGCTACCAAGTTCCTGCGCATGGCGGTTGAGGCGGGGGGTGTGCAATGAGGGCCGTCTACGCATCCGATGTGGATGAAGAGATGGCCTTCGCCCGCAAGGCGGCCGCTCACTTCGCCGCGCACCCTGAGCACAGTACCTACACGGACGGGGACATTGAGCCCGGCTGCTTCCTGGCCATCCGCTGGGGGCTGGGTGAGGACTGCGTCGTGGTGGTCAGGCTAGACGATCGGCACGTCCCGACGAACTACATGGAACTCGTGCGCGCCGCGCAGACTGGCGGTGCAGCATGAGCGGCGTGGCAGTGGCGGCATCCATCATCATCTGCGGTGCTCTGATTAACCTGACGGCCCGCGGGCTGAGCACGTTTGCCAGATATACCGGACGTCGAGCAGCGCAGGCGGAAGAGCCGCACGAGCTGTTCGGTCCGGCGTCGTCTCGCTGGTTCGCTGTGTTCCTCGCTGTCACCGTGCTCGGGCTCGTTGTATGCCTGGCGCTGTGCTTTGCGGTCCTTCATTTCGTCGGAGGCGCATCATGATGCTCACCCGCGACCAAGCCGCCGAGGTGTGGTGCCCGATGGTGCGGGTGCCAGCTCCGGCGTCGACCGCTGCCTACAACCGGGCCCAGGGAACTTCATCTGTCTCCACCTCCTGCCGCTGCATCGCCGACAAGTGTGCGATGTGGAGGTGGGGGACATACGTCGCACCGCCGCCGGACGCGGAACCCGGCAAGGTTTGCGTCGGCATCAAGTATCAGTCCGATGTCGGCTACTGCGGCCTGGCCGGCGCACCGCTGATCGGAGGTGCCGCATGAGCGCCTGCAAAGGACTCCTGGGCCGCCTGTTCGGCCACAAGTTCGGCCCGCGCTACAGCGAAGGTGCTGCGCCGTTGCAGTCACTGACTGGGTGCTCGGCATCCGAGGCCGCTGCATTCGTCCGAGCAGCCAAGCCGCTGACGTACCACAACGACGTTTGCGAGCGGTGCGGGGAGGTGGTCAACCGGAAAGGAGGCGCATCATGAGCGGCCAGCATACGCAGGGGCGGCTGGTGGTGGACGCGCAGACGCCGTCGGTTCTGATCTCCGATGCCAATCACGCCGACACTGTGACCTATGCTACCAGCGTCGCCGACGCCCGCCGCCTGGCCGCGTGCTGGAATGCGCTGGTGGGCGTGCCGACCGACGAGATCGAAGCGATGGGTGGCGTCGTCCTGTTCAAAGGGAAGCCGCTCAATGAGCTGGCCAACCTGCGCGCCGAGCGCGACCAGCTGCGCGCCGAGATCGCTGCGGCGGATGCAGCGATAGGCATTGCGAAGGGATTCCACGTCGAAACAGAGCGCGAGCTCGGCACTGCGCTGGCGCTGCTGCGCGAGGTGCTGGACGCCCATAAGAGCGGCAGCATCGCCATGATGAGCTCGGACCCCGAGTCTGGGATGCCAATCGCCGAGACCAGCTACTCGTTCGACGGCGTGCTCGACCGCATCCGCGCCCTGCTGGAGCACAAGCCATGACCGCCCTGCGCTGCAAGCCGGGGGATCTGGCGGTGGTGGTGGGGCCGGGGGTGCAAACGCCCGGGCTGCTGAACCGGTTCGTTATAGTGGAGGAGTTGGCACCTGATGCGGATTTCATTCTGGACGGTCTGTACTACGCCAGGGATGGCGTAGTGTCCTGGGTCGTGCGGGCTGCTTCATCCGAAGGGACGTTGCCTGTGTTGTCGGGTCCGGGGGAGGTGACTTCTCGGAAACGTCGCCCCATCGCCGATAGCATCCTCCGCCCCATCCGCCCCAACGACGGCGAGGATGAGTCGCTGAGCTGGGCGCGGCCGCGAACCGATGAGCTCGCACTGAGCGACGGAGGCGCACATGCCGCGTGACCGCAACTTCCCATTCACCACACCAACGGTTCGCGACCTTGCCCGACGGCCGGACAGTCTGCTCGAGCTCGGAGGAGTGGCGAGCGCATTGCGAGGCGCTGGCGCTGGTCCGAATGCCGACGCGACAGCAGCGCCAGCAGCACCTGGCGGCCGTGGAGCGTATCCGCGGCGCGAAGGCACGCTGCGAGCTGGAGACAACCGCACTGGCGCTGTGGGAAGCGCAGCGGGCCGCGAAGAGCGCGACAGGATGATCCGGTCTGCGCTGCCGGGCGATTTCGACCGCGTTGCATCTGCCACCGACATCCCGACGTCTACCGTGTGCCGGCGCCTCAAAGCGCTGCACGAAGATGGGCTGATTCACGTGATCGATTGGCAGACGCGCCCGAACGGCGGCAAGCCAAAGCCGATCTATGCAGATGGCCCGGGCGAGGACGCCACCTACCAGGTCAAATCCAAGGCCGAGCGCGCCAAGGAACGACGCATCAGGAAGGCGCTGGAGGCGGATGCCGAGCCGCGCGGCTGGGTGAACGTGCAGGCCCGCCGGCGCGCGCTGGAGGAGGCCGACCGCACGGCGAAAACTCGTGATCCTATGATCGAAGCGTTGTTTGGGCCGGCGAGGCAGTCATGTGCGAGCGTGGATCAATCGTAGAGGGCGATATCGGGACCGTGACCGGCGAGTGGGTGCCGGTGGACGTGCCTGCGCCTGTGGATGTGCTGGTGCTGCGTGCGCCAGATACCGCGCCGGCCGGATGCCGGTATCAACCAAGGAGCACCATGGAAAAGAAGAAAGGCCAGTCTCTCGTCACGTCGAGCTTCACCAGCGTCGAGGTCGACGGCGCGCGAGTGAACGCTGGCGACACAATCCGCGAGGTCGGCAGCGGCAATGAGTACCAGGTTCAATACTTTTACGTCACGCTCGTAGGTGGCCGCCTCACCATCATTGCTATGCCGCCATTTAGCTACGCCGGCTCTGTCTGGCATCCTGACGGGAATGAAAACTGGGAAGTCGTCAGGCGCGCCGAAGCTGTAGTCCACCCAGCACCTGCGCTGGAACAGTGAAACCCTGATTCCTAATCTGGTGCTTGCGACGCCGACACCCAAGCGCCGCAAGCATTCCAACGCAACCGCCGCCGCGCCGGGCGCTGATCGGGCGCATGGGAGATGATGTGGACCACATTGACACCGACGGCACCGCCATCGACTGGGACACCGAGTGCCTGCGCACGCCGCTGGACTTCGGTACCGCCGAGTGCATCGGCTGGGGCTGCATCGCCATGTTCTTCGCACTGGCGGCGCTCGGCGTGTTCGGCGCGTGCGCAGGCTGGTGGTCCGCCTGATGGACGACGATGACCTGCTCGAGCTGACGGCCTACGTCATCCCCGAGGGAGACGCGCACCCGGGCGCGCTGTTCCAGGAGCTTATCGAGCTCGAAGAGCACGCGCATTTCAAGGAGCACGACATCGCTGTCGAGTTCCTGCTCCGCGTGGCACCGAAGGTGAAGGCCGGCCGCCAGGTGCTCGGGCAGTGCGCCCTGCCGACCGTGCAGGGCGAGTTCCGCGACCTGTTCTGCCAGCTGCTGGCGGCGTGGTTCGGGCGCATGCCGCAGTTCCTCATCATTCTGGACCAAGAGTTCTGGCTGCAGGCCGACGACATCACGCGGCGCGCGCTTTTAGAGCATGAGATGTGTCACGTGCGGCAGAGCCTGGATAAGAACGGCGATCCCGCATTCGACAAGGACGGTAACCCGAAATTCGGGCTGGTGGGCCATGACGTCGAAGAGTTCAACTACATCGTCCGCAAGTACGGCGCGTGGGCACCGCACATCGCCGAATTCCTCGCTGCTGCAAAATAGCAACAAACACCACAATTGCTCAGAAATGATATAGAATTGGTTTGTCCTAATCCAATTCTATACATCATGAAAACTGACGAACAATTGCGTGTCGAAGCGATCCTACGAAGCCGTTATGGTGTCCCAATCAGCATCGAAGAGCACGCGGCATTCCAGCGGGCCGTAATCGGGGCATTCACCGGGGGAGTGTCAACCGCACAACGCAAGGACGGCGTGTACCTGGACCCGAACGCCGGGAAAATGTTTCACCTCTGGCTGCTTGCTGTGGAATGGGCACTCAGTGAGTGCGCTAAGGGGCGGGATCCGCGAGCCGCCGCACCCGAGCAGGCAGCAGAAGCAGCAGCGCCGAGCGATCACGACGAGGCGATTTTGCTGCTGTCGGCTGTGTTTGACGCGTGGGAGAACGGCGATCCTTGCCACGAGGATGGTGATCCGTCGGGCACCTACCTCGGCACGGCATTCCGTCTTGATGACGACGTGTTCAACCGCTGCTGCGCGCTGCTGAACCGCACGAACCCGCCGCGCAACGTCGCACCGGCAGCAGCACCAGTACGGGGGAATGTGCCGGACCTGACGAACGTCATCCACTGGCTGGAAGGCGGCTGCGATCCGAAGTGGGCAGCGGTCGAGCTGCGTACCTACCAGCGGCAGATCGGCCAGGACGAAGCACCCGCGCTCGCCAGCGCTGTACCACCAGCCGCACCAGAATCCCAGATGCGCGATCAGGCGCTGGAGGAAGCGAGCAAGCGCTTCGATGAGGCGAAGTCCAAGATGGAGGTTGCCAGGAAGCGCGGCGATCACGAAAGCGCCGATATGTGGAAGGGGCACGCACTGGATGCGGCGATTGATATGGAACGCGCCCTTACCCCCTCCACCAATGGAGAGCAGCAGCGCAGCGATGCCGGCTGGGTCCGCGTTTCCGAGCGCCTGCCGAAGGAGCGCGGGCGCTACATGGTCTATCAGGCCAGCTTCCTGGAGCCGATCCGCATCGTGAACTTCGGTACGTCGCGCGGCTGGGAGAACGGGCGCGACAAAATCCATCCGCGCGAGAAGCGCATAACCCACTGGATGCCGCTGCCCCAGCCTCCCGCCAGCAATGGCAATGGCGAGAAGGGAGGTGCAGCGTGAGCCGCAAGCACTTCGTACGCGGGTATTTCTGCGCCGTCTCGGTCGCGCTTCGTGAGCACGGCCTTACCACCGCAGTGCGCAATATGTTCGCCCAAGGTGGCGATCCGAACGACGCTGACCCGCAGGACATCGAACTGTTCCGCGAACACGGGCTGATGCCGCCCGAGTCGTGGCAGCCGGTCACCGGGCCGGGGCAGGTCAAGATGGGCGACAAGCTGCGCTTCACCATCGGCGACAACAAGTACAGCGAGACGGCCAAGCTTATCCTGCACCCCGGCACCGACAAAGAAGAAGTCATCTACAGCAAACGCCGGAACTTCTACTTTATCATGGCGATGGTGATGTCCGGGTTTAGCAACCACAAGAACGTCGAGTTCATGAGTCGCGCCCCAGCCACCAATGGGACTGCCAGCCAGGAACCCAAGCCCTACGACCTGACCGACCCGGAACAGCCCTACCTGCCGCTTTCGGCGCGCATGGCGATGTACCGGCAAGAAGACGACAAGGATGGAGAAGCCTTCTGATGGATACCAAAGACAAGAACCATGGCGGCGATGCTGCCGACGCCAAGATGATCCCCGTATGCGGCGATCCCGATTGCAATTCGTGCGACCTTATTCCGGCTACTCCCACCCCAGCCCAGCAGCATGGGGCGCTGGCAGATGGCCAGGCGAAGGGGGCGGAGCCTGCTGGCAAGGTGAAGTGCGAAGACTGCGGCGGCACTGGGCTGGCTGACAATGGCGATTGCGAAATGTGTGGTGATGGATGGATCTACCCCGCCACCGCGCCAGCACCGCAAGCAGCAGCGGGAATCAAGACGTGGCAGGAGCGGGCCGACGACGGGACAGAAACCGCGCTGACCGCGAACCAGTGCCTAAAGCTGGCAGAGGCCGAGATTGCCGACCTGCGCGCCGCCCTTGCAGCACAGTCCACCCCATCCGACGACCTGAGCCTGGACGAAGGTCTGGTCAAGAAGGTGACGGATTCCTTTGCCGCCAACTTCCCTGTCCCGAGCGGCTACAGCGCCAACGAGATAATCGAGGAAGTGGTGCGGCTGATCGAAGGGAAGGCAGCACAGGCAGCGCCTGCTGTTGCGGTGATGCCTTACGGTTATGCAGCAGAAGCGCCTGATGGGCATGTAACCTTCTTCAAGGACAATCCGAAGGGAATGCGGAAACTGCAAGCTGAAGGGCTTGGCATCGTCCGCGACCTTTTCACGGCAGAGGCGGCACGTGCTCCGAATGGCTGGCGCATAGAGCGCCACGATTACGCCGAGGATGTGGAGAGCTACGCGCACACGACCTACCACCTGATCGCGCCGAATGGCTCTGTCGGCATCTTCTACGGCGCAGGACAGGATCAAGCGCACTCTGTTGCTTACAAGTTTATCGAAGCACTCGCCGCCCAGCCTGCCGCTGTAGCACCAGTGGATATGCAAAAAATGTGGGCCGAGGCAGCACAAGACCCTGAGTTTCGCGCAGATATTGAGCGGCAAAGCCAAGAAGTACGGGCTATCGCCGCCCCCGCTCCATCGAGCGCAGACAGGGTGGAGGGAGAGCTTCCGGAACTGCCGTGGCCCGCGATGCCGCATGGCTCTATCGACTACTTCAGCAAGGGGCAGATGCAGGACTATGCGCGGGATGCTCGCAAGCCGCTGGTGGAACGACTGGGGCAATATGATGCCGTGCTGCGCAATCTGGCCCTGTCGCTGTCAGCAGGCGGCTGGAACTCTGACGGCCTTATCGACCCGAAGGTGGCCGACGAGAAAATCCGCTGGGGCATCGAAAACCTCGTTCAAAGCACGCGCCGCGCCGCGCAGCCGGATCAACCGTGCTTCGCCGAAGAGGCTGAGAGCAATGACGAACCGAAGTTGCCGTTCTATGACCCCAAGCGCGCATTGGCTGAGAACTGGTTCGTAACCGCCCGCGAAGCCAAGAAATATGGCGATGCTCGAGCAGCCCAAGCTGTCGCCCACATGCTCCGCAAGATGAGCGGGGCTGAGAGCGTGGAGGACATCGACCTGGACAAGCTGCGCGGCTACCTCGCTGACACGATGGTTACGCTTCCGGCAACTGAGCTTCACGCCATCGCTGATGCGCTCGCCGCCTCTCGCCGCGCTGCAAGCGGTGGGCGGGATGGGTATGTGCTGGTGCCGAAGGAGCCGACCGAAGCGATGCGCTCCGCGTGCAAAGTGCTCAACTACGCCGACGACATCGACGCCGAATGGGCGCGCATGCTCGCCGCCGCTCCCGTTGTAATCGGTGCCGAACCGGGGGAGCAGAAATGACCGACTCCAACAACTGCGAATACTGCACCCACTGCCAGACCATCAACGACGACATGGACAACTACTGCCACCTGCAACAGCGCGTAGTGCACGAAGTATGCGCCAAGTTCGAGCACTTCGAATTCAAGGTCGGCGGTGCCGAAGAGGCGGGAGGTAAGCAATGACGCGCCGTGCCGCCCCCGGTGGAGTGGCCTACTCCGCTGACTGCTATCGTACCGTCAACGGCATCCGTTACACCGCATGGATGTTCTACATCAGCGAGGACCGCATTGCGGCCTATCGCAAGGCTGGAATTCGCTGCCGCCGCTTCGCTGGCGAATTGTTTATCCACCCTGACGATGAAGCCGCTGCCGAGCAAATCGACCGCGAAGCCGAGAAAGGCGGTGCCGCATGACCGCACTCGACATCGAAAAGGATCTGCTGGACGACGACGGCGAGAACCGGGCCGTGCGCTCGTTCCTGATGCAGTACAGCTGCGACCGCTCAGTCAGCGTGGCGGCGATGCGCCAGCATATGACGCGAAGCGGCTGGAATGGCTGCTGGCCCGAGTGGGCGAACGACTCGGATAACCAGGGCCACCTAACCAAGGGCGGCGCTCAGGACTGGATACGCTACCTGTTCTCGCTGGAACCTGCAGCCAAGCGCTCTACCCAGCCAGTAGCAGGCGTTCCCGCTCAAGCGGGAACGGTAGCGAGCGGCGGGGATGGGCTGACGAAGGCGCAGATTGATGAAATCGTGTACCGACTTCGCCTCGATGGCCAAGACAGTACCTACAACATCGTGAACTCCGCTATCGCCGCCATCAAAGCAGCCGGGCAAGGCAGGGAGGATGCGATAGCCAACGCCAAGCACTGCCCGCATTGCGGGACGAATGAGATCGACTTGGTGCGTACCTGTCACAACTCCGCGTGCAATTCCTACGCCTGCGGGGAAACGGTCTATCGGGGATGGGTCCACGCCGCCATCACAGCCAAGGGGAGCCAGGGATGACCGCTCGCGACCAGATGCGCCGCAGCCAGCGCGACCAGCGCCGGCGTCAGCGGCACCCGATCCACTTCGTGTCCGAGCGTCGCAATGGCGAGCGCCGCAGCGGCTTCGACCGGCGGCAGCGGGTGGCCGGCCCGTACAATACCTGACTGTTAGTCTGGTGGTCAGCGTGGCCGCGCCGCTGATCTGCCAGCATTTTTTCAAGCGCGGCGAATTTTTGGGCGCTCATAGGGCGCAGGAGCATGCAAAAAGGTCACCTGTACATCATCCAGTCCGAAGAAGGCCCAGTCAAAATCGGCATCTCGATCAATCCGGATCACCGCATCGCCAGCATCGAAACCGGATCCGGCCGCTACATCGTGCGCCAGTTCGTGTCGCCGGCAATCCCGGCGTATGACGAGCTCGAGAAGGAAATGCATCGCCATTACCAGGACAAGCGGCTGCGCGGCGAGTGGTTCAGCATCGACTATCAAGAGGCGGTCCGGCTGGCGCACCGACTTGGTGCCGCCGCCCATCCAGAGCAATGGAAGGTGTCCGAGGCATATGTCAGGGGTGCGCTGCATCGCGATCGGCTGGCCGCGTTCATAGAGCGCAATCCGTCCGAGGCGGAAGAGCAGGCTTTCCTGCTTGGCATGGGCGATGAGGCACGCGAGCAGATCGAGTTCGCCGAGTACCTGGACCTGAAGGCGCTGGCCGAGACCATGACGCGGCTGCACGCGACGACCCTCAATCTCATATCGGCCGACGCCATCCTCGGCACCAGTCTTATGCCGCCGCTAGAAATCACAGACGAGATGCGCGCGCTGCGCTCGGCGCTTGACCATGACCTGCGCGAAGCCGACCTCAAGCCGGCCTAAAAAGTCTCAGACAGTCTCAGGTGGTCGTGAGACTAAACTGAGACTGTCGAGGTTTTGGAGCTGGGCATGGGACGCCCCAAAGAAGATCAAAAGGACGAGGTCAAGCTCGCCATCAGCGAGCACCTGGCGCTGCACGGGCCGAAGGGATGGCCGGAGGTGCAAGCCAAATTCCCGAACGTGTCGCGTGCGACGTTCTTCCGGTACGTCAAGGAGGTGCGCGAGGAGATCGAGCGCAAGGCGGCCGATCGCCCGGGTGCCGATCTGAAGGTAGTCCAGAAGCGCATCCGCTCGCGCGTGGCAACGCCGGACGAGTCCGAGCGCCAGCTGAAGGCTAACCTTCCAACGGCTCCGTCGCCGGCCGTAGTGGCTAGCCTGGGCCCGGCGGTCGATGAGGTGTTCGACTTCATGGCCAATTTCAACAAGTTGCTCCGCGACGCCGATATGATGCGCTCCGCCGCGGTGACGGTCGGCTCGGACGGCGTCGAGAAGCTGCGCAACCCGAACCTGATGGACAAGAGCATCAGCCGGCGCCTCGGCCTCATGGAGACCTGGTTGCGGTCGCAGGGGCTGGTCTGGAACTACGAGAAGCTGCAGGAGCTCTATTTTGCTGTGATCGACGAAGTGGGCAAGGCGTCGCCGGAGGTCCAGCAGGCGATCGTGTCCCGGATCCGGTCGCTGAACAACACCCGCGGCATGACCATCGACGCGAGGCTGATCTGATGTTCGGTGGACCATCGCGCGGTGCGCCGAAGCGCATTGACCGGGCCGACCTGCTCGGCGACCTGGTGGCTAGGCTCGAGGCCAAGACAGGCTTCCGGGTCGATACCACGTACATCCCTGAAGGCACCACGTTCCGGATGTGGTGCGAGGACCTGGGGCGCAAGGGCCTGAAAGTCGACGGCAAGCCGTTCCGCCTCGACGATCGCCCGGCCATGGCGTGGATCTATGACCAGGTGCCGAGCACCGAGGACGAGGCGTTCCGCCTGGTGCTGGTGCTGATGAAATGCGCACAGGTAGGGTTCACGGTGATGGAAATGCTGGCGTGCATCTACCTGGGCCTGCGGTTCGGCCCCGCGACCGTCGGCATGTTCCTGCCTGACATGAACCTCGCCGGCCTGAAGTCGACCGAGCGCTTTATGCCGGTGGTGCGCAGCGTCCCTGACGTCCACAAGCTGATGACGCAGGACGCGGCCGATGGAACCGGGCGCAAGGCCGGCGAGGGCAACGTGAACCGGCGCCGCATCGGCGAGGCGCTGTTCGTGTTCTCCTGGACATCTGGCCGGGCCACCACTGAATCGGTGCCGATGGACGTGCTGTCGTTCGACGAAGTGCAGGAAATGACGCTCGAGCAGATGGAAAAGACCATGGAGCGCCTGTCGGCGAGCCAGGTCCGCTTCGTCCTGATGGGCTCCACCGCCAACTGGCCGGACGCCGACATTGACCACTGGTTCAAGCGCGGGAGCCGCCGGCGCTTCCATACGAAGTGTCCGACCTGCGGCGTGGCCGAGCCGATCGACGAGTATTTCCCGAACTGTTTCAAGTACGTCGAGGAGCGCCGCGCCTACGCCTACACCTGCCGCCAGGGCCACATCATCGACGACCCGCAGATTGGCGAATGGGTGGCGGAGAACCCCGAGGCGGACCCGCCGATCGACCTCTCCATACCGAAGCGCCTGCGCCCTCTGCGCATCCGGTCGATCCACTTTCCGCAGTTCCTGAGCCCGACGATCGCGGCCGGCGAGATATTCGACTCGTACCGCTTCGCCGAGTCGATGAAGAACTTTTACAACCGCAAGCTGGGCAAGCCGTACACCGACCCGAGCCAGGTCCCGGTGACGCTGGAGCACCTGCACAACTGCGAAAAGCTGGGCATTGCCGCCGGCCTGCAGTGGAAGAAGAAGGCCCGCGGCACGTTCATGGGCATCGACCAGATGGGCAATTTCAACGTGGTCGTCATCAAGGAGCGGCTGGCCGACGGCCGCCAGGCGACGATCCACCTGGAGATGATCTACAGCGCCGACCCGTTCGCGCGCTGCGACGAGCTCATGGAGGCCTACGGCGTGCAGTGCTGCGTGGTCGAGATCAACCCGAACTACAACGACGCGAAGGCCTTCGCCAACCGGCACCCGGGCAAGGTGTTCATCTGCGACAGCTTCGGAAAGGTCGCCGAGGGCATGATCCAGTGGGGCGACGCGCCAAAGCTCGACACCAGCGAGCGGCGCACCAGCGAGGAGGCGCGCGACCGCTACACGCTGCGGATGGACCAGTACAAGTGCATGCAGGTCAGCATGTACCGGTTCGTCAACGGGCTGTGCCTGTTCCCGGATCGCAAGGGGCTCGAGCAGGAGGTGCTGGAGGGCGGCCAG